CCTTACTGGGTTTTGTGTATCTTACAAAGTATAATAGTTGTAGACATTTGGATCACACAAGCCAAATGTTTCTATAGCAAATAGTCATTAAACCAAAGAGTAATGTTGGGTTTCATGTCCCAATCAGATGGAATTCTATAAACTTGTGCAGGGATATAACCAAGTCGGATCCAAGATATGTAATATTTTTCAAAAGCAGTTTGGGAGTATATGTCCATTCCAGTGCGGAAAGCAAAGGCAGCACGAATATTTGAGTCGGGCTCGACATATGGATAGTGATCCAATTTCGAACAAAGGCGTAGTTTTTCTCTAGCCCAATAATTATCACAAATACGTTTAAATGCACGCTCTAGTCTCCGGTGATTAACGACTGGTTTCAAAATCGCAATGACCGAGTAACAAAGAGACCCAATGACGGGAGTGGATCTATCAGTATAATAATAACTCATCATCTTAGCTAACAAAAGGGCTTGGTTGTCACCTTCAGCATTGATGGTATGAATTTTGTTCAACGTTCTAAACGGATCACAATAACTTTTGACTTGATCGAGTTCGGTGTACAAAAACCGGCCACAAAACGTGACTGCACTCAAAGATCGACTGACAATCATCTTAAGATCATAACCTAACGTTGGAATAATATGAAGGTTAAATACGGCTTGATCAACAACATCACTTCTTAACGCTATTACACCATCATCACCTTCATGGTATGACGTCCACGAATCAACAGGCAATTTACGTAAAGCAAGCCAGGTGTTAAAATGGTTAATTAATCCATTAGCAACAGAAGTGTGGGCATCGCCCGAACAACGAGTGCCCAATATGTCATAAATAATACCAGAATCATTAACTGCAAAAGTTTGGCAAAGCATGGGTAAAAATAATTTAAATTCATCAGAGTTAGCAAAAGGCAGGCCAATCAACAATCTTTCAACAATTGAAATAGTATTGTAACTAATAGACATGTCAAACCTTGAATAATCAGTTTCCACAAAAGTGTCATACTGTAAAAGACCACCACTCAATGCAGAGGAAGATAATTTCTCATCCCTCTGTATTGTTGATAGTCCCTTAACCAGGTTCGGATGTTTAGTAATACAATGTTCAAAAGCCGAAATATAAGGTCCGAATACAGATAAGAAAATATCAGTTCTTGGACTGATATTTCTTGGATCGGTTATGCCGACCTCTATTTTTAAGAAATTCTTTATGATCGTCATTCTTGTGGTCGGACCCATTTCCTGCCACTCCAGATGGGCTCTCCGAAGTTGTTCCCGCCGTTTCATCGGGTATCTCAGCAACCAAGTTTCCAAGTCTAATGGTCCTTGCAGATTCGGCACCAAGGGAAGGATCTTTTCGCAATAATAAGCTAAGACCTCTAACGCAATCAACCCGTATTCCCTGATTATAGTTTTGATATAATACGAACGACAAGAGGGTTCGGATAATTTTGAGCCTGTCAAATCGTCCACCGAATGACAAAACAGATGAGCAGACTTTATCAAACCAAGCCGTGATCTCATCAAACTCATTTTGCCGGAAGTTTTCAAGGATAAAATCTGTATCGCTTGTAGTAGTAATGACGTCGGTATCTTTTCCACTAGGCCAAGCAGTTGTGAGTCTAATGTTGCCGCGCTCACCGTCAGAGACTTCTTGTGCGCTTGTTGTAGCAACTGGATATCGCAAAACGGCGTCATTAACAAATTTACCTTCTGGCGGTTGACTGGGTGCATCTCTTTCGCTGGTAGAAGAGTGTTCACTAGCCCTTTCATCTGCATTTTCTTCAACATCTCGTATGATAGTGGGTGTGGATGCAACATACACATCGCGCTTTGTTCCGTCTCCATGTTTGGGTAATAAATCGGCAATGCCTTCTGAACCTTCCGCAAAACTCTGGTCTCCAACGAGGAGATCACATTCGCTTGAGTCTTCGCGGGGACAGCTGGTAGACTGTTCAAAACTGCGGGCATCAGCTGGCGAGGGCGAAGTTGGAAAACGCTCAGTTGCGAATGATCTGGCTGGTGTAACATGATACCTAGACTTGGACATTTTCACATACATATCGTAAGTAGGAATGATACGAGTAGGAAAAGTCCACTTGGCTAACTTTTCATAAGTGGCGCTGTTCAGTAACACATCAAGTCTGCGAACAATAGCATGCCACATAAATTTACGCATCCACAACCAAACTCGGAACTTCACGATATTCATAAGTCCAAATTCAACCGGATTGCCATTCAAACAAGTAGCAAGATAAGTCGTAGACAAAGCCCGAACATCAGCCATATAAGCAACTAACTGTACGATACTGTCAATATGGGCATCAGGCCCTTCAACCATACGAATTTTCCCAATAACATAATTGGTCAACGAGGCCATATACTTTTCATTCCTAGGTGCAGCAGCAAACACAGAGGCAGATGTTTCAACAAGACCAGCAGCGACCCGAAACACAACAGATCCATCCCTACAAAATAAGAAAACATCTTTGTCCAATTGTACATTCATTTTGTTAATAATGGGATACGAATTAACAGTATTAACAGGGAGCACATTATTACCAGCACGCGAATAAACACCTTCAGCAGGATAAGCAAACAAAATTTGGCTGTCGTCAAACTTGCCTAATCGAGTGTAAACAAACCCACCAGAGTTTGTAACCACAGAGCCTTCATTACCCCACTTATGGAAAGTGTGTACATATTTAGTGCCGTCAGATGTTGTCATCGTAACTGTGTCATGAACATAAGTACATTCAGCTTCAAAAGTCCCGTTATCACGTTTACCAAATCCATCAGGTTTGGACACAAAATCATGATTAATAATTAATGTCGGGCCAGTGATAGTTCGAACTAGCTGATCTTGTGACATATGATAATCAACGTGCGATAACAAAGCACACGGGATCTCATTACGCAATGGACAATTTTCTCCTCTACCATTGCAATTGGCAAACACATTTATATTCTTAAGGTCACGGTACAAGTCATCATTATCAATGATGGGAGCACACAAATGTTTATTATTGTCATACTTTGTGTGACGTACACGACTACCTCCAACATCACGAAATTTTCCAGCAAATGTCATAAACCATTGAATACATGCAATTTCACAAGCTTTCCTCTGCATCGCAAGTCGAGCATGACCACTAACATCAGAAATATTGTCAAAATGAGGAACAACAAACTTGCGCAGACTAGCGATGTCAATCTGACCGTTGGAATTTCGAACCACAACACGACCACGTCGAGACAAATAAACCACAGACAACAAAGTAATGGACATGGTTGTAGAAACACTGATAATAAACCAATAACGTATAATGGCAACCAAGAGCGAAGTCCAAGTACTGGGCACATAGTCTGGCACATCAGGAACACCACGCAAGCCAAAAGCAATTTTGCAAAGAAATCTTGTCCGATGTAATTCAGCATAATTTTTAATGTCCAAACCCATTTTGCGATACCAACTTGTGACCATAACAAATGTTTTGTCTTTCATCATGTTTATATACCACTCTTGCTCACGTCTTTCAACAGCACAATCGTAAGCATAATTATCGATAGGTGCAAGAATATAAGCATCAAACATATGATGCCCAACGTAAGCACAGGCATTAATGACACGGTTAGCGAACGCCTTTGGTTCTTTGATGGCATTCGCAGCAGTATCATAGTCAATGTAAGGAACATTCATTAACACTGCAACATAACCGCTGACAATGATCAAGCCGGCAGAGAACAAGAACATTCTTGGTCCAGGATTAATGATATCTTTCTTAGTGAGAAATATCATGCGTTTATTGATAGTAAAAGTCCAAACTAAGCTGTCATCACTATTAACACACCACCGAGGTTGAAACCACTGCATACACATAGTCTTTCTCATTGGTGCAGCAATGGACAACAACGGTCCATTAAATAATATTCGCGCTGTGGCAGCAAATGTTGATGGAGCACCCAACGTGACAAAGGTATTATCAGCATGAATGCCGATCACTTTGTCAAAAGTGTAACGAAGGTCAATGACATATGGTTCATGAAGATAGTGAACGTCGGTAAATAACATGTCTAACCAAGTACGGCGGACAAACCGACCATAATTGATGACAAACTCTTCAACGTAACCGCGAAGACCAAATTTGGAATACTGACGCCACAAATCCGGTCCATCAACAGAATCTAATTGACGGAAATAATCACAAGAAGAATTTTTCTCTAACTGATACATATTCCAATGTTCAGCAAGGTCTTTAAGGGGCTCTGGATTAGAAGCCCAACTACACTTACACAACGTAAGATAAATTCCGTGATCATCTTTTCTAACGCAAACGAAATTTGGTGAAGCAGCTTGTATCGCTTTGATTGATTTGGCGATACCTTGACTCAAGAAAAATTGACTCGTTTTCGGCCCAACTACAAGCCGAGAACGATCTATAGCATTCTCTTTCATTGCTATATAAAACTTCATCCGATTCTCATACACATCATCGGTGATACCAAACCCACAAACATCATTGGCCATCAAGTCAATAAAGATGTCGATGACCCAACGCAAGTGGTTGTAACCAACACGACGAGTAATGCTTTCCTTGTCTTCTTGACTCATAGTCAAGAAAAGAAATAAAGTAATTAAGAAGATTTTGTTTTGTTTTGTTTTATTGTGAAG